TCAAGACTGCGAACTTGAACTATATCTGGAGGATGAACTGTTAGACTTAACAGTACAAAACCTTGCAATGTACACTGAGAATCAATCTGCTGTACAAAACTCGATATACAGAATTCAAACAAACGAATAGATTTTTTAATCACCTAAAATAAAACAAAATGGCTGATTTTTCATTAACTACGCTCTTCGTAGTACCAGTAGGGCAAACTGCGCTCCCTAGCTCTGGATCTACGCAAAACTTGAGCGCTGGTCAAGTGGGTATCTTCAGAAATGACTACACCCTTGCCACAGTTGGCAATATTGCCGCTGCTCCCTATTTCTATATTGCGCAGGGCCGTACTAATACTTATCTGCAAGGCTCTAAGCGTTCTGATAAGATTAAAGGTTGTCCTTCAGGATCTGGTTGCAACAGCAACGTAACTGAGTGGTACAAAGTGGTTGGATGTCCTACACCTGTAACTCAAATTACAGAAGTTGGACAGTGGAACGTACAGTGTGGTGATGTTATCACCGTAACTCTGCGTGCTCACTCTAGCTACCTGGATACCCTGTATTTCAATGGTTTCACTCGTTCAGTAACCGTACAAGCTCCTTGTTGCGAGTGTGGTGGTGATCCTTGTGATATTGTTGATGTACCTGCTTTGATTGATGACATCATCTATCATTTCTTGTTGCAAGCTCCTGGAAACAATCCTGACAACATCACATTCTCTGACTTCTATGAGTTCCAGAGAATTGGTAACAACCAAAACGCTGTTCTCCGTATCACTGGTAAGCCTCTTACCAAATATGGCCAGCCTTGTGATGTGGCAGCATTTCCTTTCGAGTATGACCGCATGTGGTTCCGTACGTTCATTATCAATGGACCTGCAACCACAGCTGACTTCATCGTAGCTGATGCTTGTAACATTTCAGCAGTTCCTGTAATCATTCAGCGTTCTTCTTACGCTGTTGGTACTTCTGCTGAGATTGCTCAACTGGAGAAGAACTTCTACAGCTATCAAGCTGGATATTTGAAGCACCTCTACAGAATGAATGGTTATAACGAGAACTTCGAGAGCTGGGTATCTGATGGTACTACCTACGATACTTATTACATCAAGTTCAACGAGTATAACAAGTCTGCTTACCAGTGGGGTGACTACATCATGGAAGATAGCACTGTAATCATTGCTACTCCTCAAACTCAAACTAATGGTTCTGCTAACCCTATTGGTGGATTGATTGAGGATGTTCTTGAGGCTGGTCTTGGTACTGTAACTGCTGATAACTCTTGTATCACCACTACATCTACTACCACTGCCACCCCAACTACCACTACTACTAGTACGACAACCAGAATCCCATAATAGTAGGGTAGAGATATAAACATTTATATTAACCTAAGCCAGAGGTGAGAGGATTAAAACTCAGATCCTCTGGCTTATTTATTTAAAACAACATGGCAGACTTGAAACTAGACATATTGGTGATTCCTACATACAATGTACAAACACTAGGAGTTGCTGATGCGTCTGTATATCCCACGGACCCACCTGTTGTTTCTGGAGCAACGATTGAGATTAATGTTCCTGGTTTTGGAGTGGTAGTTAAACCGTTCAGTGTTAACGACTTTAATGTATTCACAACATCAAACCTAGGACTGAGCCCTGTAGGAGTGGACCAACCACTACCTGACGGGGTTTATCGTTTGAGGTATTCTGTAGCCCCTGCATACATCAACTTTGTAGAGAAGTCTATTATGCGTGTGGAAAAGCTACAGGAGAAGTTTGACAATGCGTTCATGAAGCTTGATATGATGGAATGTGATAGAGCAATCAAAACACAAGCAAAGGTGGATCTCACTACCATCTATTTCTTTATACAGGGTTCTATAGCTGCTGCTAACAACTGTGCTGTAGATGAAGCTATGAAGTTGTACAATCAAGCTGACATGATGCTTAATAACTTCCTCAAAAACAATTGTGGATGTTCTGGAAATAACTACGTAATAAACTTCTACTAATATGGCTAAGTGCAGAAACTGCGGAGCTAACGTTGGATGTGGGTGTCAATTGATAAACGGTCTTTGTGGACTGTGTAATGCAGCTACTAAACAAGGACGAAAAATTATAACAAATGTTATCACCAAGGCTTACGCATTGTCCAGAATGTGCTAGTATTCCAGCACTTATTGCTGAAATAGATTGTAAGCTAGCCAATCTAGCAGGTAATCTATACAACAATATTGTTTACATTCTGAACCAACCTATACCTGGAGGAGCAATGTTAGACTTGCTCAACTACAGGAGAATACTTGTTTACAAACTTTGTAATCCAAATTATGCCGCTGCATTCACTGTAAACATGATTGCAAGCAGAGTTAAAATTCTAAAATCTAAATAAATGTCTTGTTCTAATTGTTTTAACGGATGCGCAGAGATTGTATCAGATCAATGCGTTAGATATACAGGAATAGATGTTCCCATTCTGGGAATCAAAAATGGTGACTCTCTATCTTATGTAGAGCAAGCACTGATTGAGTTTCTCACATCTACGCTTAACGGTACAGGGATTATCCTTGAGATTAACCCCACCATTATATGTAACATCGTAAATAAAAACCTAGTAGAGTGTCAGGACCTCTCACTTCCTAATGTAATTAGTGCTATTATTAAAGCTGTATGTGAGCTTGATGCAAGACTAGTTGTTGTAGAAAACAAATTTGTTGCTCTAGAAGGACCCTATACAATTGGATGTCTTACAGGCGTAACATCAACCTCTGGAACACATGCCATCCTTCAGGCAGTGATTACAAAGCTTTGTGCACACATTGTTGACTTCAACGCATTTGTATTAGATGTTCAAACCAACTATGTAAAGAAATCAGAGCTCTGTGCATTAGTGGCAGCTTGTACACCACCTGCTCCTCCTACTTCCTACAAGGATAGAATGGTGCCTTTCACTGTTGTTGAATACTATGGTACAATACCTGGTAATTTTGACAACACTGGTAAAGGTCTTGGAGCATGGGATAAAATCTATCTTTGTAATGGTTTAAATGGCACCCCTGATAAAAGAGGACGTGTGCCAGTTGGTGCTACAACAGGCATGGCTGGAGGACCCCTAAATCCTGCTGTTGATCCTACGATTGCTGGAAATCCTACTTATACATTACTAGGAACAGCTGGTTCTAACACAGTGATACTCACCACTGCTCAAATTCCTGCTCACACACATACGACAGATCCTAAAATTAGTGATCCTGGACACACGCATTTTACAACGCTTTCTGGTGGTCAGGTAACTCTTACACCAACTACTCCTTTAGCTCAAACTGCAACCTACGGAGGTAACACTAGTTACTCTTTAGCTGGTGCAGCGGGAACTGCTGATATTGGAATCACTAACTCTAAAACAACTGGCATCACCATTATTGATAAAGCAATTTCTTCTACAGGAGGAGGATTAGCTCACTCTAATTTCCAACCTGGTCTTGGTTGTTACTACATCATGTATATTCCTTAATAGCTTAAAATCATCATATAATGTATTACGTTCCTCAGAACCCTTGTTGTACGCCAGAGCCCATAGTAACCCCTTGTGGAGGAAACGATCCCTGCTCAGCACAACCTATTGGTAGTCAATCAGTTGTGTACAGTGGTCCCAATCTTTCTTGTACAGGAATTGCTACATGCAATAACCTATCAGTAGCTCTTCAGAAGGTAGATGAAAAGATTTGTGACCTACAAGATCAGATTGATAGTTTGTCAACTGCTTTAGGTATCTGTTGCACAACTACCACTTCTACATCTACAAGTTCAACTACCACCAGTACAACAACAATTCTTTGTCCTTCTTGTAATTTCTACTCCATCACTAACAACACTATCACTCCCGTAAACATTAATTACTATGCTTGTGGTGGTGCTTATAGAACTGCTGTAGTGAGTAGCTTTAGTACTATTTATGTTTGTGCTTGTACAGGTACATTGGTAGTTCCTCCTTTACCAGGAGTATCTTCTGCTAATATAGGAGCTTGTCCCACAACAACAACTACCACTACCACTCTACTGCCAACCACCACAACAACCACTACACTATTGTGATTGTAACAATAACATTAACGACAGCTGGAACTGATACAGGCCCATTCAACCTCTACTCAGATGTTGATGGGTTTGTATCAGCATTTGAAACAGGGGTGAGTAAAGCAGCTCTTCTGGCTGGCTACACTAGCACATTAGTTCCCAATGGCACCACTATTATAAGAGTGATGTCTGCTAATCCTCTGTGTACCAACTTTATAGATATTGTAATTGATAAGGAGTGTACAACCACTACCACTACGTCCAGCACATCTAGTACCACTAGCACCACTAGCACTACATCTAGTACGTCTACCACTACATCTACTAGTAGTAGCACCACTACAACAACAAGTACATCATCCACTACAACAACCAGCACCACTACAGAGGTTCCACCCACTACAACAACTACAACCACAGAGACTCCTTTAAACTGTACAGAATATAATGTGGTTGGTACCCCCTCTATTAGTATAGAATGGTTATCATGTGCTGGTGAACCCTTTACACAAACTGTAGGAGCAGGCGGTATATTTATATGTGCAGAAACTGGAACAGTTGTTCAAACTGGAGGAAGTGGAAGCATAACGCCTACAGGACCTTGCGGACTATAATGTATTAAAAAACCCTGTTTGTTGGTTTTCAGGGCTTTCTCCTGGGGGTTTCTACCCCTGGGAGTTTTTTATTTATAACTAACTTGGTTATCCACACTAACCTAAGTGGTTAAAATAATTTGGAAAATATCAAAAAGTTTCGTACCTTTATGGCAATTTTAACTAAACTAAATCATAAATGCCTGAAAATCAATCCCTTCTGCACCAGATGGAGCAAATGCTACACTGGAAAAAGAGCAAGAAGTTCTATGCAGAGAAACTAAACATTACAGAGGATGAGGTGGATACGTTGATGCGAGAACTCAGAAACGTAGAAACTGTGGAAAATGAGGCAGAGATTGGAAACTATATTGGAGAGCTAGAAGACACAATTGTTAGGTTTATTGAGGATGTGCAGAAAGGGACAGGTGAGATAGTGGTAAACACCAAGGAAGAGATTAAGAGTTTAGAGGACCTGATTGAAAAGTGTAAGATTGATACGGACAAGTGGGAGATAACTAAATACGTCCAAAACTACTGGGGAAATGTTGAACACCCTTATTACCAGGTGAAAGCCTGGTTGGGTAAGAAGAAGAATGAACAAGTTTTCCAAGACTCGTTCATTTCGTTTTTAGAGACCTACCAACCAGTATCTCCTGAGATAATTGGTCCTAGATTTGAGCTGTCTAAAGCAAATGCTTGTTTGGTAATTAATAAACAGGACTCCCACCTGAACAAGCTAGATATAGAAGGAAACAATGATATTTTGGAAAGATTTGCCACCTATATTCAAAAAGTGGAAACAATTCTTAACCAAGCCATTCTTTCTAACAACGTTACAGAAATTAAATACATAATTGGGTCTGACGAATTCAACAGTGAGTTCACAAACACCACTACAAAGGGTACACCTCAGCAGAACATCCTTTCCTATCACACTGCTTTTCAGGCAATATGTGATCATGAGGTGAATGTAATAAACCTACTTCTTCAAAGAGGTGGTGATGTGGAGGTGATATTTGTAGCTGGTAACCACGATGAGTTTGTAGGATGGCACTTGGCTAGCTGGTTAGAAATCTATTTCAGAAATGAAAACCGTGTGTCCTTTGACATCTCTCCTAGATATAGGAAGTATGTTAGCTACGGAAGCTCAGCCATGATGTTCAATCATGGGGATGCTTTGAAACCTGCCAAACTAGCTGGTCTATTTCCTATGGAATATAAAGAAGCATGGTCTGACCATGATAACTTCTACATCTTCACAGGAGATAAACACCACGAGGTGAGCTTGGATTTTAACGGTATTAAGTTCTTCCAGCTTCCTGCTTTCTCTACAGCCAAGAGTGGTTGGGATGATAAGAATGGCTACACAATAGCTAAAGGTGAAGTGACTGGATTCCTCATAGACTTTGATTATGGAATAACAAACATATTCAAACAGTATTTATAATGTCAACTTTTAGGAAATTAGTTTCAGATGTGCGCTCTATGCATAAGTTGCTGTCTACAGACAACTTGATCACGGATAGGGCTGTCATGTCTGAGATTAAGAACAATGCCTTCCTCCTTATCAAACGTGAGACTAATCTGAGGAAGCTTTGGGCTACTGATACAGTGTTCACGACCATTCCCTGTTTGGAGATGGTGGAAGTTCCTATTTCTGAATGTTGTGAATATTCTGATCCTTGTTCTGTAGCTAGAACTAAGTTCAAGCTTCCCCGCATCACAGAGGGTAACTATCAGTATGTTATCCAGGGTGTATACTCAATTAATGCAATGAGTGGTCAGGGAAAGAAGCTAAAAGAAATAACCATCAATAGATATATTAACTTGCTTAAGCTTCCTATCATCAAGAAGGAAGAATACTACTGGATTACTAATGGATATCTGTATGTGAATAACCCCCTTCTGAAAGCCATCAGACTTGTTGCTTTGTTCGAGGAGGATGTTCCTAATTCCATTATGTTCCCAGAGTGTGGCTGTGGTAGCCCAGAATATACAACAGAAGAGCTCTGCAAGAATCCTCTTGACAAAGAGTCCCCTGTTCCTGGTTACCTAGAGAAGCAAGTGCTAGAGTTAACTTCCCAGAAGTTACTATCCACCTACTTCAAATTGAAGACAGACATTACAAGTGATGGAGTTGATGGTCAAGCGCCCAACGTTCCAAACACTAGATAATGCGAGTAAAAATAGACTGGAGAAGCGCCAGTAAAGAAAACTACAATCATTTCTGTAAGAAAAATCCATCGGTTAAATTAACATTTGACGAGTGGAGAAACATCGTTTACACCTATAACGATGCTTTCAAAGAGTACATCCTAGAGACAGGTGAGAGAGCAAGACTTCCTTATGGGTTTGGTGAATTCTCCATAAACAAAAAGAAGCGTAGAAAGATGAAGGGGGTGGATGGTAAAGAGTTTGTCAATCTCCCTATAGACTGGAAAAAGACCAAAGAGAAGGGCAAGCGTATCTACAATTTCAACTTCCATACAGAGGGTTATTTCTTTGGGTGGGTGTGGTTCAAAGATACAGCTAGATTCAGACACTCAGCACTGTGGTATTTCAAACCCTCCAGAACAACATCCAGATTGTTGTCTCACTACATAAAAACCGACAACAGATATCAACATATTTATCACGAATGGAAAAAGTAAACTAGATGTCATACTACTACAAATATAACTTCATCTCTCCTGAGATTATCTATTCCACTGTAAAGGAAGAGTTTAAAAGCTATTTCGATACAGGGGCTATCGATGACCTCATGTTCCCCACTTACCTAGACAAGTGTCTATTGAAGTTGGGTAGAGCAACGTATGTTATTCAAGAGGAAGTGTTAAACATCTGTGACTATGAAGCTAGGCTCCCAGATAACTTTTATGCTGTTCGTGAAGCGTGGCTTTGTACAGCTATTAATGGCTTTCCCTATCAGACAGCCAACTCATTCTATTCCCAGGCTGCTACAGCCACCACTATACAGGTGAGTCCAATTGTTACAGACTGTCCTATTCCCAGTCCTTGTTGTGGTAATGTAGGATGTGATGGGTCTTGTATGCCTGAGATTATTCAGACAGTATACAAAACAAACAACCAAGCTCCTGTGCTATATCGTAGGGAATATCTACTCAAGCCTGGTAACATCTCTGCACAAAAGAACTGCGGTGTGGAATACACAAACAACTGGGAGTTCTATCAAGAGGCACCCCCTCTTCGTGAGTTTACCCCTGGTTCTGCTGGGTATGATTCATTTGACATTAGGGATAACAAGTTTGTCACCAACTTCCGTAATGGTATTGTACACCTGATTTTCTATGCCACAGAGTATGACGCTGGTGGTAATCAACTGATTCCCAACAACTTCCGTATCAGGGAATATATTGAGGCTTTCATCAAGTTTAAAATGATGGAAACCCTCACCAACCAGACCAATGATGAAACCTTTAACCAGCTCCAACAGAAGCTCGCATATTACAAGCAGCAATCTGAAGAAGCATTTATCATGGCTGATATTGAGATTAAGAAGCAAGATCCTTGGGCTAAGCAGCGTAGGATTAAAAATGACTTGAATAGATTTAATATGTACGAACTACCCAATCGTGTTGGTGGAATGTATGGTTGGAGACGCAATAACTAATACCAATGGCTGAGCAAGAACAAGGCAATATCAGACAGGAGTATAATAACGCTACCACTGGCTTAAACCTCGATCAGACCCTCAACCAGATTCCTAAGGGTAAGCTAACGTATGCGCTGAATGCTGCTGTAGAAAACTTTGATGCTAATTCTGTAAACTATCAGAATGAGCCAGGGAACGAACTTTGTGTTACGTTCCCTCCTGGCTTTGTATTAATAGGTACCCATTTCATCCAAGAGAGAAGTAAACATGTATTCTTTATCACCAACCCAGAAACAGGTGCTTCTGAGATTGGCTACATGGATAATAACGACTGTATCTATCGCACCTATGTAAGTGCTCCTTGTCTCAATTTCAACATTAATCATCCCATCCATAAGGCTGTCCACAGAATTACAGAGTGCACAACAGAGGTGTACTGGACAGATGGAATCAATCCTCGTAGATATATTGATCTCAACCCAGAAAACCTACCCTATGTTCTCATAGGAGGTACACCTGCGTGCGACCCTGTGTACAGCAATGAGATAGATTGCAACGGGTTAAATGTCCAGCCTGATTTTGTTATTCCTCAGCTGGATGTCACTAGAATAACCACAGGGGGTGACCTTCAAGCAGGTACATATCAGTTTGCTATTCAGTATTCCGATCCTGCTGGAAACCCTTTCACTTCCTACTACTCTGTTACCAATCCCACTCCTATTGCTGACCCCAGTATCACCACTGTTAATTTTAATTATCAGGTGGGTAAATCTATTGAGCTCACTGTCAGCAACTTAGATAATACAGGACTGTACGATTATTTTAATGTAGCAGTTATTAAAACTGTAAATGCCATTACCTCCGTTGAGTTGATAGGCACCTATTTTATTGATGGTCCTAGTCAGGTGATTACTTACACAGGTCAGAACAAAACCAATGTTCGTCTGACAATTAATGACATACTTGAGAAGTTTCCATATTACGAGATTGCTCAAGATATAACAGCTGTACGTGATATTCTGGTGTGGGACCAACTCACTTCTGTAGAAAGAATTAATTACCAGAAGATAGCTAACGGTATCGCTCTGCAGTGGGAAACCTATCGTATCCCTAATACAGAAACCTATGCTGATGCATTCAATGCCACCAACCTTAGAGGATATCTAAGGGATGAGGTGTATGCTTTTGAGATAGTGTTCTTGCTCACTAACGGTAAGCAAACTGACGGTTTCCACATTCCTGGTAGAATTGCAAATGTGTTAGACCTATCTCCTGTTTCTCCTACAAATGATGACTTTATAGGTGATCCAGATCCTGTAACAGGAACTAGCCCCTATTGGAAGATATATAATACAGCTGTAGTGACAGGGTTCTCTCCTGGCTATTCTCCAGCAACAGAGTACAAAGGACCCTACCAGTTTGGTGAGTTTTCTTATTGGGAGTCCACAGAAGAATATCCTTGCAATGAAGAACTATGGGGAGACTTGGCTGGTCAACCCATTAGACACCATAAGTTTCCAGATGTCCTGGTGAGTCCCATATTTGAGTCTGCCATCTTCGCAGGCCAAGACTCTATGGCTATCCAAAAGGACGCTATATTCCCACTAGGTGTTAAAATAGACGTACAACAGGTACAGTCTCTTATCAACTCTTCCAATCTTACAGCTGAACAAAAGAGTCAGATAGCTGGATTCAAGATTATCCGTGGTGACAGAAGCACAAACAAATCCATTGTAGCTAAGGGTATACTTAGAAATGTGGGTAAGTATGAGCGCGAAGGTCAAGAGTATTACTTCCCCAACTATCCTTACAACGATTTAAGACAAGACCCGTTCTTGTTAGAGAAAAGCAATGCTTTCACAATTCCTCTTGCTTCTAGAAGTACGTCCTCTGTATGTAGACAGTTCACTGTATATGCAACACAGCCTGGCACTATAAAGTATATTGATTGTTATTCAGGAGAAGCTGTTACAAAAACAATTGGTGTTAGTGGTGATTTTCCTCTGAATACATCATTTAATCTTTGCGCGTTAAGTTTTCCCTCTCCTATATTTGGTGGAGGAGCGCAAGGATCAATTATATCTAACACGTACAGTTGGTATAAAATTACAGTGGCACCTGGTGATCTTGCCACATTTAATTATTATCCACCTGTTCCTGGAGGAATATCTTGTGGAATAGATGCACTTACGGGATCTATATTACTTCCTCCTGTAGGATATGCTAACTGGGCAGAATATTGTGCTCAGAATCCGAGCAACGGATGTTGTAATGCTCCTCAAGCAGCTTTAGAACAAAGCACCTGGACAGTAGATGGATCTACGTTTGGTGGTGTTAGAACTATACCCTCTCTTAGTCCTCCCACTTATGCAAGTGGTGATGGTGGTTATAGTATTGAATTAGTAGACGAAATTGGATATGATCTGTGTGCTCCAGCTCAACTAAATGCGTTTGATGAGGAGGGTGCAAAGTACAGACATGTATTTAACTCTCCTGAAACATCCTTTGGACAACCGTTCTTAGGTGGTGTACTAAAACTAGAGAATGTAATATTTGGTGCTGGTAGAGCTCACTTTACACAAGTGAGAGATAACGCCATGTATAGACTAGTAAGTCTTGAGGCTCAACAGGATGCATTAGATAGCGCTAATCAAATAGCACTCATCACCACTGGTGCATACAACGCTAGCGCTCTGTTTGCTGCCTATCAAGCCTACCTCACCATCTATATAAATGGTATCACCAGACAAAACTACGCTTATTCCTACAACTCAATTGCTAGCTATGACTATAGTAATTCAATTGCTAATGGATTGGGAATAAAGCAACGTGAGCTTGATCTCAAACAATACCTGATTCCTGGTGTACAGGGTGTTAATGATAACAAGGATATAAACAACTGGAACAGAGAGAGTTCTGTATATCTAAAGACTAAAGAAACATATACAGGTGGTCCTAGATCTCCTCTACCATTCCCTAATCAAACCCCCACTATATCAGGCACTGTAAACGATAGGTCTAGAATGACTCTTAGTGAGGCGGGTGTTGATGGAAGTCTAGACAATTGTCCTGTTCCTGCTAAGGATGAATACATAAGTGTTGTCTCTTATTACGGATCTCTTAAGAACATATTTGT